GTTTTACTTTGTCAAGCATCATTACTCCTTAAAGGTAGGCTTGCCGAATCCAACGATGAACACGGGCAAGGATGTCTTTAGTTTCCCACGATTGTTCTTCTTATAGGCGCGAACCTTACGGCAAACTTGACCGCCATTGCGCTGATCGCCCTTTTTATCAGGTGCCGTGTTGCCCTCAATTGTCACGACAGTTCCATCATCTCTAACCTGCAAGACGATGCCTACATGAGAGATTCGGTTGACATTATCTCCTGGAAAATCAAAGAAGGCGATGTCACCTGGCAGGGGCGTGGCAACCTCGGCATCTTCCCACTTGCCCTTTGCTTGAAAAGCCTGCGCCCCTGACGGGGTAAATGTGCAGTTGGGGATTGATGTCACTTTTGCTTTTTTTGCCACCCAATTAACGAAGGCTCCGCACCATGCTTGATTTGCCTTTTGATAGTGAGTTTGATTTTCCGCAGGGCCTTCAATGAAGCCTTCTTCGCCTCGTGCCACATCAAGAAACTTATTGAGTTGAGTTGACATTGTTCTCCCCTTGTTTTGGTTTTGATTTGAGTCCATTTGCAGAGACTATCCCTGCCAAAGTTCCTGTGAGAAAGACCGTCAATGTTGCAACTAGGTCAATGAAGGCTGCATCATTGGGTGCTTGCTTCATCGGTTGGGTTACAAATACCAACGCCCAAAGGAGCGCAAATACTGATCCTGCAAAGACGATTGCAAGCATGATTCCTATGCTGACAACAAGTCGAGCGTGTAATTCTTCAGGCGTGTATCGCTCACGGCGTTTCATCAAATATCTCCGGAAGTAGGTCAGAGGTGCAGGTTCCTGTGATGTCGCATTGCGGTTTGTTGCATTCAGGTTTTTCCCAATTTTCAAACTCTTGGCAAGGATAGCGAACCCAACCTTGATAACTGCAACCGCTAAGAGTTATTGCGAGCAAGAAGGATGCGATAAATCTCTTCAACCTGTCGCTCCAATCGTGCAACTGAATCCTTCATGCTTGAACCACCATTTGGCTTCAATTCATTCAGGTAATGCTTGACAAGCCATCGAGTCACGGCAAGGAATGCTCCACCGATTGTCAAAAGAGAAACTGTGAGTGCTGCCCAATCTTGAACTGTCATTTGCCAATAGCCATCACTTGCATCGTCACGGTTCCTGAAGCTGTAATTGCCCAAATTCCGTTTGCCTTATTCTCAATGCTGAGTTTGTCGCCGTTGTCCATGCGGTATCCCGTGGATGTTGTCACATCGCTGTTGCCGATAAAGCATTGACCGCTTGAACTGTGGAGATAGACCATCTCTGCTTCGGCGGTTGCATCAACAAGTGCTGTTGGCGATGTTGTCACGGTGACTTGACGGGTTGAGATTCCCATTGTTACTCCTTGATTGTTCGGGGAAGAGTTAGCCTAGAAGAGCTGAAACTTCATCGGCGGTGAGACCGAGAGTTGCAAGTTTTGCCTGGGCAGAGGCTTTGGCTGCTGCCTTTGCCGTTGCCACTTCTTCTGCTGCTAGGGCATCGGCTGCTGCCTGTGCTGCTGCCGCTTCATTGGCTGCGATTTCATCGGCTGTCAATGGGCGCTCGATGACCTCGCCTGTTTCGCAGTTGATTTCGATTGCTGTTGGTGTTGTCATTGTTGCTCCTTATGAGTTTTTTATGCCGTATAGATAGAAAGATGAACCTGAAACAAAATTGGCAGCGTTTAATGTAGTCATAACAATTTGATTTACGGCTGCTGTATTTCTCCACAAAGATGCAGTAACATTCATAAAAGCAGTGGTCGCATTAGTTTCCATTACCGAATGCACTGATATTGGTTTATTTTGTGAAACAGCATAAGAAGGTAAATAGATAGAAGTTGAACCAAAAGTGTTTGATGTTGATCCCCCGCCACTAAAATAACCTAAAAAAGTTGGACTTTGATTGCTATTCGCGGTTGAAGCTGCATTGGCACCATCACCATAGAGTCTTGTCATAGAATAATTAGTGGAGGTATCTGTATTTAATTGCAATTTTATTTGATCATTTGCGCCCGCGTAATCACTTCTTGCAGAAATTGAAAGCACTAAATCAGTATAAGTGCTAGGAATAGCCGAAAAGGTAACAGATGCAGCAGTAGTGCTAAGGACATTAGATGAGATGAGTGTGTAGGTACTAGGCATTTTTTATCCCATACAGAGTCGCGGTTGTGCCAACATTAAAAGTAGATGAACCACTAATAAGGTCAATCTGTGTAATTGCTGAAGTGCTACGCCATAGGGCAACATCGCGCTCAACTTGACCTGAGCCATTACTGTCTGTTGAACCCGTTAGTAAAGCTGTCTTAAATGTAGAACCAGTGTATGAAAACATATCGATAGTACAAAGCCCTGGCACTCCAGATGCCAAACCATTATAGATAGTTGTGTAAATTAAAGTTTGAGATGTTCCTCTTGTTGATTGTGCGCTTGATCCATCACCCATCAAAGCCGTTTGTGAATAGTTGCTTCCTGTATCTGCATTAAATCTGAAGCGTGGATTTACTGCTGCGTTACCTGCAAATACAAATACTAATCTTAAATCTGTATAAGTAGCAGGGATACTAGAAAAGGTAATAGTTGCTGCTGCTGTGCCTAAAGTCGTGGTAGCGATTGGCTCGTATGTTGCTGGCATTTACGCTCCCTTGATTCCGTATAGTGAAAAGACTGAACCTGAAGTGTAGTTAGCGCCACTTACAAAAAGCGTTAAACTGCTAACAGCAGAAGTGCTTAGATACAAACCTGATCTTAAATTTATATTACCTGATCCATTGCGATCACGCCCAGCAAAAATTCTTGCTGTTTTATTTTTAGTAGTTGAAGCATAATCAATAATATCAATGATTCCAACAGTAAAAATACTTGTAGTATCATTTGCAGTTGCTACTGCAATACCAGAAACTACTCCCGAACCATTACCGCCAGCACTTACGCTTGATCCATTTGCATCTAACTGATGTTCTGTATATGAAGAAGTAGAACTGTCTCCATTAAATTGTAAACGCATAGCTGCGTTATCAGTTTGATTTACTAGAAATCTTACTTGTAGATGTTTGTAAGTCGAAGGAATACTAGAAAAGGTTATAGTATTTGCTGCGCTAGGCGTAACAGTAGCAATGGACTCGAAAGCAGGCTCGGCTGCCGCTGCAAAAGAGCGGTATCCATACGCTGATCCATTAGCGAGTGTTTGAATAATCGGTGACATTATGCAAACTTCGTCTGTGTCTCAAGAACTGTGTAGGTCGGTGTCGCTGCTGTCTTGATGATTGTGAACACATAGGCATCAATTGAAGAAGCATTTCCTGCCGAAATCGCTGCTGGCACCTTTGGCGTTACTGCGCTTCCATCAATTTGAATGACATTGGGATAATAGGCGGTTGATCCGTTGGTGTTAAGCCATACAAGGGTGATCGCATCGCCTACGGCTAAGACTGAGCTGAGAGTTGCTCCGCTTGAATAGCGAAAGTTCAGCGTGTGGTTGGCGCTGGCATTTGATGTGTAATACCACACCGATGCAGTTGAAACATCAAAGTTGATTGTTCCTGTCGCTGCCGATGCCACCACATTGACATCTTCTTCAAATCCTTTGACAATCAAATCTGATTGTGAAGTTGCAATAGAAAGTGTGACGGTTCCTGATGTTCCACCACCTGACAAGCCTGTGCCGGCGGTTACGCCTTCAATGTCACCTGATGCCGGGGTTGCAAACTGAAAGAATATCGCTGCGCTTGCACTTGTAAAGCGAAGAACGCCACCTTGATTTTGAGCAAGAACAAGTGATCCTGAAGTTGTAACAGTTGCTGTTCCTGCGGTAATGGTGCAAGCACCTGCGCCAAGATTGATGATTGTTACGATGTCGCCTTCTGCAAACAAACCTGAATTCACGGTGATTGTTGTTGCACCTGCATTGCTCATTGTGATTGCATCACCTGCATCGGCTGCAACAAGCACATAAGAAGCAACCTTTGCACTCGCAGCTCCACCCAACATCGCAGTCTGTTGCAGCGATGTCATTTGTGCTGCGGTCAAAACTTGACCTGTTGTGAATGTCTGTTTTGCCATTGTTGCTCCTTAATCAGTAGGAAAGCACAGAGTTTGCGCCATCCAATATGCCTTGTGTTGTTGAATCTAAAATGAACGCCTGAATTATAGGCTCAGCCGTGAAAAATTTTGTTCCCCAAGTGTTGGTCGTAATGTCATGCTGAACGCCTTGTATGAATAGTTCAAGGGTGACACTTCCTGCCCCTGGAGTTGACTTAGTAATGTCAACCAAGTCAAAGATGTCTAATTCCAACCCTGCCTGGATTCGAGCCGTCTCTGCATCATCTGCCAAATTCAGCCCAATGGAGTCAATGCGGAAAATGGCATCTTTGCGTGATTGAAGGATCATCGTTGCTTGGTCTAAAGACTCAGCATCGGTTTCAATGAGTAATCCTTCACGCTTTCCTGAGTGGATGAAATAGGTCTCAATGCTGCTTGTATCCTGCACAGTTTGAGCGATACCACCCACACGGTTGACGGTCACATCGTTAAAGATAAGGGTGTCGTCATAGGCAAAATCAATGGTTTGATATGAAATGCCTGTGCCATCATCTGCAAAATCTGTTGCCGTCTGATCTGCCTTTTGAGCTAGGGTGTCGCGTGAAAGGAATGTGGCGTTGCCTTCAGGGTCAATATAGAAACCGCCGAATTCGCTGTTTTCAATTGTCTGCAAGGCATTGAGTAGGTCACGCTCAGTTCCTGGGTCTGCCTGAACGGTGCTGTCACCTGTATCAATCACGCGCATAGAAGTTGGAAAGGCAGGAACATCAAGCAGGTTATTCATGCGCTCACCTGTTGTCTGCCCTGCCGAAGTTCCTGCAACTGTTGAAATTGAAACATTAGAAAACAGGCGGAAAGCATCCACGCATTGCAAGGTCACACTTGAGACTGATTCAACACCGACTTGAAAGTTTGTGTCATAGCTCGTGATGTAGCCTGAATAAAGGTAATAGCGTACTGAATTGTAATCTGCCCAAATGCGGATTTTGCGAAGTGGAACGAGTTTGCCATAGTAGGGCGATGAGGTATTTGTTGGTACCCAATCGCCGTTTGTATCTTCAAGAGTAACAGTTGCACTTCCTGCTTCAAACTTGTTCAGGATTCTGTTTCTGCCTCTGCGAATTGAAGCGCGTAGGGTAATGTCAGAAACATCAACAACATCTGATGCCGTATCTGCCAGGATGCCCACGCCAAGCGGCGTTGAAGTGTCTCCCAAAATGAGAGGATTGCCGAAGGCAGGGCCGTTGGCAAAGTCAACTGCAACGCCAAGTGTAGGCATAGCCATTATAGCGCCACCGCAGATTTCACAATTGTTTGACCGTTATTTTGCCCTTGAAGCAATCCGTTTCGAATGGATGCAACTAGGTCATTTTCAGATGTAACGCTTCCTTGAACTGTTACATTCACAACAACATCGCGTGATCCAACTGCACCTGATGAGAATAAACTTCCACCTTCTGCCGTTCTGAATGAACCTGCATTAAATGGTTGGGTCACAATTCCTTGTGAAATAGTAGCATTTCTTGCAACACTATCTTCTAAGGTTTGAAATACAGGTGCAACATTGTCTATGAGTTTCAGGAATTCTTTGCCATTTTCACCTATAACTGAAACTCTTTCTTGTATTGCAGGAATGTTTGACAATACATTTGAACCACCACCGCCACCGCCGGCTCCACCGCCACCGCCTGGTGTTGGCGTTGTTGGCATTGTTGGTGCAAGTTTGACACCTAACGCTGCATTGTAGGCATTCAAAGCTGCAAGGGCATCACGCCAAGATTGTGCTGCCTGATTGCCAGGTGTTGGCCACAAATCCGATGGAGTTACACCCTCGGAAATCTTCTTTGCGTAGTCTGCAACTTCTTTGTTAGTCAGGCCCCACTTATCCATCAAAGCATTGACTTCGCTCTGATCTAGTTTGCCATCGTTGATGTATTTGAAAAAGTCAAGATACATCTCTGCTTGTTGCTTGGTGATTCCCCATTGCTTTGCAAGAAGGTCAATTTCTTCTGTTGAAAGTTTTGCATCATTGACTGCAAAGACGGCGGTTGTGTAAGCAACAACGGCTTCTGCGCTGATTCCCCATTTGCCAGCAAGAAGGATGACTTCTTGATCAGAAATAACTTGATCGGCAACGACTCCAAGCAAATCAACATATCGCTCAACTGCTTGATTCGCCTTCATTTGAGCATTCATGTTTTCAATGATTGCTGCAAGTCGGCGTTGCTCTTCTAGGTTGTTTTGTTTCAAAAGATTCAGGCGTGCTGCTTCAAGCTGAATTGGGTCTTTTTCAGTTGTCGGAACGACACCCAATTTTGCTAAAGCCGCAAGAGTTGCCTTTGATTTTGCAAGCAATTTATCTGCTGCAATTTGCTCTTTTGTCTTTCTGATTCCATTTCCTAAGTCAACATTGAGACCTTTGAGATTTTTGAGGAATCCTTCTGTCTTATCGTTTAACCCATCAAATGAGAATTCTAAATCTTCGCCGCTTTGCTCGAGACCATCCATCGAATTGTTTGCGGTTTTGACTGCTAAATAAAGTCCGCCAAGTGTTGCGGCAAAGGCTGCAACTCCGGCTGCTGCTGCTGCGACTGAAAGACCGCCTGTTGCTGCTGCCTGCGCACCTGCCGCGCCAATCGCCACTCCTCTGAGTGTCCTATATGCCGCAATGAGTCCTTGTATTGCCGTGACGAATGCGATCACTTTACCTGCAACAAATGTTGCGGCTAAAACTGCACCAAGTGTGATGAATACATTCTTATGCTTTGCGACAAATTGGAAAACTTTGAAAATTACATAACCAAAACCAACAACAGCTTTGATTGCTGTTTGGAAGGCTGCAACAAGTTTATTGCCATTCTCATCAAGGAATTGCTGAACGGCTGGAATGACTTTTGTTGTTAAAGTTGTGAATAATTGTTCAAGGGTAGGCAGAAGGGCTGCGCCTAGTGTTTCCTTTGCTTCATCCAAAGCAATGGTCAGGCGAGTCATTCTGAATTCAAAAGTATTTGCTCGCGCTGCTGCTGCTCCTGCAAATGTTTTTGCTGTTACCTGCAAGACGGCATTGAGGTCTTTAGATTTCGCCATTGCATCTGTAATTGGAACGCCCAAATTACGGAGAGCCTTATAGTTGCCTTGCAATGCCTTTGTGACGGCACTTGTTGCTGATCCTAAATCAACGCTGCCACCGGCTGAAACATCAAGTGCAAGACCAAGAAGTTTTTGTGCATCCGTAATTGAGCCGGTTACGCTGGCGAGTTTTCCTAGAGCCGGACGAAGTTCATCATCAACTACACCAAAAGTTCTCTGCATCTGATCGATGTAGGCTTCTGTGGCTGCAATCGCTGCATCGGTTGCCCCTGTTGTATTACGCAAAGAGTTGGCAAGAAGTGCCTGTGATTTTTCATCTGCAATTGCAGCTTTGACGGAATCAATTCCAAGTTTAACCGCAAAAGCACCAACTGCTACGGCTGCAACTGCAAATGCTTTTGCAATCTTCTTTCCTGCATTAGCAAATTTGTTCTCAAGACCTTTGAGGTCTTTGACGGCTTGCTTTGAACCTTTGTCATTATAGACGGTGATTATGCGCTCGACAATTGCCACGATTTACACCTCTCTCTGATTGACAATGGAATCAACTCGTTGCTGTGCTTTTGATGATGCTTTATCAACTGCTTCACGAATTGCATTCAATGCTTTGTATCTGTTGTTATCAACTGCGCGAATAAGTGCGCGACCTTTATCTTTACCTTCACCACGAGCAGTTGGCAATACGCCATGCTCTCTTTGAATCACGCCAATAAAATGTTGGGAAGCCTGTGGATTCCGTGAACGGCTTGTTCTGCTTCGTGAGCGAGATGCCGCACTTCCTCGACCTGCCGTTTCAAAGATTGCTCCACCTGGGTCGCGTTGAACAACTCCATAAGTGTTGCTGAATCCTGTGCCGTTCTTTTTAGAAGTCGCGGCAGTTTGCTTGATTCCTGACTTTGCTCGTTCGGCATCATAGGCAATAAATCCACGAGTTTGATCTTGAGCTAGTGGGCCGATTCCATTGAATCTTTTGAATCCACCTTTTTGCCATCCTGAAGGATGAATTTCACCATTGCTTGGAAGATAACCTTTTGCCTCAACCACAATCGGTGCAAGAATGCCTCGAACTTCTTTGTTCAATTCTCTTTTGAGGTCAGGCGCGAAGCGTTCAAGAGCGATGATGTTTTCGGTCAAGCCTTGCATCACAACTTTGTAATTGATTTCCGCCATTACTTGCTTCGCGCCTTCGCTCGTTCTTTCATGTATATGACTATTGCTTCAAGTATGCCATCGGGAGCATCAAGCAAATCAATTGGAGATATGCCTGTCTCCACAGAAACTGCTGCTATTGAATAGGTCAGGCTGTCTCTGTGGATTCGAAATTTGGGTCTGTGTCCAAAGATACAGATTCAAGTGTATCCAGGAAATCAGGCCCAAATGGCTTCACAATTTTTCCGTTTGATCTAAGCGCGAGCCAACTCAAATAGTAGATATGCTCTAGCTTTTGTTCTTCGCCGATAAGTTTAGCGAGTCCTTTTCCATACTTTTGTTCAAAGTCAACGATGATTCTTGGGCGCAACGGAAAAGTTGCATCTGTACCATCGTTTGTTTTTACCTTTATGAATAATCCATCCATTTTATTTCCCCCTTAGTTTTTTATGTTGTTGTCTTTGAAATTGCGCCGCTAATAGGCCACGACACACTTGCAGTTGCTAACTCGCCAACAGCACCGTTCAACGGAGTCCATTCTGACACAACCGCAGAAAAACTGTATTGCGGATTGAGGACAGTTGTTGTTCCATTGACAGGCTTGACTGCAATTGTAACTGCTGTTCCAAGCGTTGGATAAATTGTTTGCTCCACACTTGAAGTTGCATAATCCTGATGAAATTCAAGAGTGACTGAGTTATCTGCAAGACCTGCAACACGAGTCTTTGAAGTTTGTCCGAACGCAGTGGTCTCAACGATGTCATAAGTCGAACTCAATGAGATTGAACTAATATGGTCGCTCAAATCGGTTGATCCGAAAAGAACATAAGCGTTTGTGAGAACGATTCTAGCCATTATGCAACCGCCTTAGTGATTGCGCCGGTTACAGGCCAAGAAACACTTGCTGTGGCTAGTTCGCCAACAGCTCCGTTTAATGGAGTCCATTCTGAAATTACCGCGTTACAGGTATATGAAGGATTGAATGCGCTTGTTGTTCCGCCATTTGGCTTGACAACTACTGCTGCAACTGTTCCAAGTAATGGATAAATTGTTTGTTCAACTTCGCCTGTTGCATAATCCTGATGAAATTCAAGAGTGATTGAATTGTCTGCAAGACCTGCCACGCGAGTCTTTGTTGCTGATGATGAAAATGCTGATGTTTCTACGACATCAAATGTCGATGAGAGTGAAATTGAGCTAACTAAATCGCTCAAATCCACTCCACCAACTGAAATGAACGCATTGGTTAAAACGATACGAGCCATTAGTTGGTCGCTCCTTCTGTTGCTGGTTTGATGGATGGTGATACTGCATTGCTTGCCTTGATGTGGTTTGCAGAAATGAGTGCTTGTGCGCTTACTCCTGCATCAACAAGTTCTTTGTCGGTGATTGACTCACCCTTCTTTTTGCCACAGACCTCTCGATCTGAGATGACGGTGTATGCCATTGGTTCTCCTTATCCCCAAATCGTGATTCTGTAACGATAGGAAAGAAATGTGACTCCCTGTGAATCATAAGTACCTGCTTCGGCACCTGTAACTCGCAAGGTGTTGACTGTTCCCCCAAGAGTGCGATCACCTTCAATTGCTGTTTTGATAGAACTTGAACCTGTACCTGCAAGGTATGCATCAAGTTTGTCTTGTCCAGCACGCTCTGAAAAGCGTTGCACAATCACAAGGACATCAACCTGCGCTTGGTCAAGACCGCGAGCATTGTCAATGTCGAATGTGAAATCTAATTGTCCAACTACCGCACAAGGCGGAACTACTGTGTCAGGAATCAAATCATACGCTCGTAAGCCTGTAATTGTTTGCAATCTTGTTTTCAAACCATCTCGAACTTGACTTGGGTTCATTATTTAGCCAACCCATTATTCTTGCGGAAAGGTCGAAGTAATGCTTCAACATCAGGATCAAGGCGTGAAGTAAGTCTGACAGTTCCAAGTTCAGGTGTTCCTGCAATGCCAAATGGTGATTGTCTGCGAACAAAGATGCGTGAGGATTGAATTAAGCAAGCTGATTGCACCTCATAAGGCACAGCACTCCAACCCCACACACCTGTGATTTTGCAAGCCTGTGGCAAATAGTAAGGCCATACATACCGACCTATTGCCAAGATTCGTGTGAACGGCCAACCTCGGCGTGGGTTGTTGATAGGTTCAACCATGTAATCACTTGTTGCCCACACGGTATCCCAAGTCTGATTGAAGTTGTCATCAGTTGCAATCTGTGTGATTGTGGTGATGTCATCAACATTCATTGTCCAGGGATCAAGGGCGGTGTAATAGCGAGCAACAGGTGCTTGCGTTGTGCCGTCTTTGTAAAAGAATCGCCCTGTGTAGTCATCAATCATTCGACTTACTGCATTGATGGCTGCTTCAAGAGCTGCATCATCTGTTGAATCGCTGATTGTCAATGCTGCCTTCAACTCGGCAAGTGTGGAGTAACCGTTAGTGATCGCCACGCTTTATCCTCTTTTCTGCTTTCGGCAGGATTGCTCGTTCTAATTGTGGCTCCGCAGTTGCCGTTTCTTTCGGCTTTCTGCGAAGAAGTTTCTTTAGTCTTTCCATGCTTCGTGATGACTTTCATCTAACCAAAACGACTTTTGGTGCGGAAGTATTACTGAAGTGTTCACATGGATTGGATAGCCAAGTGATTTGATTCTTCGTGAGAAAAGTAAATCCTCACCAATCCATTCTCCGTTGACAGGCCCATCCCAAAACCAACACCAATCTTTGCCTTGATTTGGGTCTGCAACTTCGCGCATCTTTTCCAACACGCTTCTGTGAATCATTAAGCAGCCTGTGCCTGCTGCATCTATTTCAAAAACTGAGTTCTTGTCATATTTATACAAGGGCAAGAATCCTTGTGGCGAATCTTGAAAGATTGCAGGAACAGGTTTTGGATAGGTTTTGCCAGGAACACCGAAACCTGCAAAGACTAAACCTGCAACAACAGGGCGTTCTTTGTCGTGGGCGGTGTTGCATAAAGCATCAAATGCTTCAACTGAGAGTTGCTCATCACTATCCAACATCAACAACCAATCAGAATCGGTCATTTCTAAAAATTGTTTCACAACACGATTGCGTTGCTTTGATAACAAGCCCGAACCTTTGACTCGAACGAATGGGCCGAGTTTTGAATTTCTAGCGCCTGAGAGTTGAATAAGTCTGTACGCAAAAGCGCCGTTGACCATTCCTGGGTCGCAAGACCCGATTGTGACTGTGTGACCTGTTTTCATTTGATTCCCCCGAATCTTAGAGGTGAAGAGTGGGTAAGTCGGGGGGAGCCTACCCACTCTTCACACTATTAAAGAACCTTCAGATTAGAAGGTTGGTGCGCTCAATCCGGTTCCTGAAATGATTGAGGCTGCTAGTGGATAACGCTCTGCTGTGTAAGCAGCGTATCCGTACACGACAGTCTTGATTGTCAAGTTGCCTGCACCTGTTGCATCATAACGAAGTGTGAATGGTGATCCTGGTTGTTCCCAAAGATGAGACTCACCTGCGTTGACAACATAGATTTCATCCTGGTTTGTTGTTGTTCCGTATGTAGTTCCAACATTTGCATCAGTAATGATTGGGAGACCCATCATCTGATAGCCAGAGTTTCCATATGCAGAAGAACCTGCTCCAACACCTGCTGCATTCATTGGGCCGTTAGCGGCTGGCACTACCAATGGGCGGTTTGTGCTGTCAACTGCTGCAAGCAAGAATGCAAGACGGCGTGGGTGCATGATGAAGTGTGTTGGGTTTGTGAATGAGTTTGTCTGAATCTGTTGGATCGCATCTGCGAGCTTTGGATATAGCAGACCAACTGTTGGTGCTGTTGATGTGAATGTGATTGCGTTTCCGCCTGATGCACGAAGTCCCTTGATTGTGCCGGCTGTGCCTGCACCATTTAGGATTTGTGAATCAAGTGTTGTGTGCCATGACTTGATCAAGTCTGCTGCAACGAAAACATCAATGCCTGTTCCACGCTCAATCGCCTGGCGAGATAGATCCTGTTGTCCGGCAA